GTGTGCTCTTAACCTCTTCAAAGTTATTTATTACGTTAATAATAAAAGGTTCTATTACTGTCCCGTAATTATCAAGAAGCTGTTGGTCAAATATTTCTTTACCTTCACTTGTGCCTATTATAGTAGGGTCACTAGCTGGTACATTTAGTTCTATCAAACGCATTAGCTCCCCATCTGCTTGCTCCTTTACATCTTGCACTTTTTGTCTCATTGATGCGTTGGCAGTAGAAACAGTAGTGGCTCGCCAGGTAGTTGTGTTTAGACGGTTAGCATTTTTATTGCTCTCCATCCTCTCCCTGCCTTTGCCTTGTGAACAAGCATATAAGAAGTTGGATATGTACTCCCCATCCATATTGGTAAGCTCGTCCATTGTGTTTGCTATGTTGTTAAGCACACCCATCTTTTGTATACGGGCAGCTATTGTGTCATCAGGCGCACCTAAAAGCATATCAGGGTGTCCGCATACGCTGTTGATTACACGTAACACAGTCGTCTTACCTTGCCCAGACAAACTGTGCATTAAGTTTATGACTGCACCTTTCTGCCCAGTGAGGGCCAACAACGGAGAACCAAACCCACTCAGTGCAGCAAAAGCCTGTACTTCAAGTCCTGGTCTGTCATACATGTTAAAAACTTCCTTCCACTTTTCTAGTGTACCCTTTGGTACAAAGTGAGGAGCAAGCCCTGAAGTAACACTCGATGCAGGTGTGTGGTATACACCGTCTTTGTTTATTTCTCTTTCGCCTACAATAAACTTACTGTAGTTCTCATGCCAACCAAATTGATTATACATATACTGTTTCTTCCCCTGTTTTTGAAGTGCTATGATTGCTGATATGATGTAAGAAGTTATAAGCTTAGACTGCCCTTCCGGTGCAACAACTCCTTCCTTTGCTAACTCCCTACGTAACTCTCTGTGTTCTAACTGCACGTTAGCTATGACAAACTCGTTAGTCCCGTCCATAGGAGTGTGAGCGTGTATAACAAACTTGTCTCCTTCCTCGGTGTCGCGCATTCTTCCTTTAATAAACAAGTCATACTCGTACACCACTCTAGGTTCTTCTCCTACGTCCGTGTAGATTCCACCACTCTCCCCCCTGTAATACCCATCAGGCAAATCAAACTTAGGTGCTACATCTTTGTTTACTCTTAAACCCAAGTCGCGTGGGCTTTTTATAAGCTTCTTATGTGGGCAACCCCTGCACGCTTTGGGATTATGTAGAGCAAATTTATCGCACCCATGTGGGCCTTTGATGTGTAATATTTTTTGTTCAGCCCCGGCTGGGGTGTAATCAGGATGGCCCTTAGACACTAGATGTATGGCCGTGGCGCTGTCCTCACAGAACTTAGCTATAGAAAGAATGTTAAACCAACGAGGCTCGGACAAAGTTGCACGGTCTTTAATGCAGTCTTTTATCTGCTTGCATCCTTCATCCTTAAGGCTACGCTTCGCAATCCGCGCAAAGTTGTATTGCATGTCTAGGCTAGGTAAGTTCTGCCCAGGGTCGAACTCCACCTCTACAGGTGCTTTAGTTTCCACAACAGCGTCTTCTTCTACACCCAGTGCTTCGCGCACTATAGACACGTCAATAGGTGGCGCAAGGGGAGCAACTTTTACTTCTTTAGGTGGGTCAGTCTTTACGTTAAACGACTCAGGCACACGCAGCATACGCGCTGCATCAAACACATTAGGGTCAGCCGCAAACTTCTGTGTCGCACATACTTCTTTAAGCCGGTCAGCTAATGGTATCCACTGGTCTCTCGGTACTTCTTCAGTAAAGGCCCAGTAAAGATGCCACCCATTGCCAGAGTCCACTATAGTAGGAGGAGGCAAGTCTAACAATTCCCAAAACTTCTTGGCTGCTTTGTACCCTTCCTTTTTACTAGCGTAGCCTTTAGGTAACCCTGTGCTTTGCTCTATCTCTGTGTCTTTACCTGGGCCGCAATCTATATCTAACCATAGTGATTGCAAGGCTTCTGCGTGTATTATTTTACGGCCACCTTCTGGCAAAGGTTTAGGAGCATCATTGTTGTACTTAGCTAAGGCAAAGTAAGTGTGATGACCAGACGCTATAAAGCCTTCAAAAAAAGTTTTAAGTTCATCCGTGTCTTTTGTAAATTTTGTGATTGGGCCTTTGTTTTTTGCGGGGGGTATACCTATTGCACAGTACCATCCTCCAGACGGTACAACATGATGTATTAAATTAATGTTCTCCATATTATTATTTTAGGGGGAGCTATCCCCCTAAGTCCTCTCAGTAAGTTGAGCAGTTTTATTACTTGTTGTACGACTTCAATAAGACTTCTATAGCATCAGTAAGGTCAGGGTGCGGGAAATGCGTACCCTCAAACCAGTTGTAAACAGTTTGTCTGCTGACCCCTAACTGAGAGGCAACCTCGGCCACCGGTATCTCTTGCTTGATACACACCCGGCCTAGCTTGACTCCCAGTGAGGACTTGTCAGCCTGTTTGTTGATACTACTGAGTCGCGTTGTATAACCGTAACTCATTAGTCGTCGTCACTCCCCCACTCGTCTAACAGAGCAGATAAGTCATCGTCGTCATCAGGCTTCTCAACTTTCTTCTTAGGACGTTTGGTTGGTTCCTTTACTTCTTCAACCTCATCTTCTTCTACCACACCAAACATATCTTCTGCGGTTGCCTCTACTTCGCTACCGCCATCTTTAGTAAATCCATCTTCCACTTCAAACGGAGAGACAGACTGCATGGGTGCGTAGTCTATAACCTGGACTCCACGCAACCGTAAAGACACACCACAGCTACTCATCTTGTAGGGTATTAACTCTAGAGATAAGTTAATAATGCTACCTGTAGTAAGCTGAAAGTCTGTGTCTAACCGCTTGTTGTCAGCATCAAACTGAGCAGGGCCACCAGTCGCACGCCCGTTGTAAGCACCTTTTAAATTACACTTGCCCACAAACGTTTTGTCTTCCTGCTGCTTAAAGGGCATTTCTAACTTAGCAGGCCATGACTTATCTTTTGCTGCCTTGTACGCTGCATCCATAGCGGCGTACAGTTTCTTAGCTTGGTCACCATCCATCACAAATTCTGTCTCGTACTTAGCCCCGTCTTCCATAGCATCGCAGGGTACGGTTTGCCCGTTGGCTCCTGCCTTGTTATCAAAACGGTAAGTCTGGTCAAGCCGTGGGTATCGTGCGGTTACATTCTTAAGTAAGTAAGTTGTGTTCTTCATATCATCGCTCTCGTCAAAAAGGTTAGTTAAATTAGCGTCAGCCTTTACAAGCTGAGTTATGGTTTGCATCTCATCCTCCGCCAAAGGTCGAGATGGTTTGAAACAAATCTTTGGCACTGCTTCATGCACTAGATATATTTCAGTAAGCACACTGTGTATGGACTCCCCATTACGTTCTAAATATTCTATGTACTTGTATAAGTTAAGCTTGTTTACTGTTCTGGAGAACAAACTAGCACCGCCTATACGCAGTTCACACACAGTGTTTGTGTTGTTTAGTATCACGTTAATAGTGGTAAAAAACTTACACGGTTTATAGTTAGACATCCCCGACCCCCGAATGTTCTGAGGGCAATCAATACAACGACTAGATTGTTGAGTAGTATCAGGCACATCAGCGTGCGGGTACTGACTATCCAGTGACCAACACTCCAACCTGTTACCCCTGTAGAAGTTACGAGAAAGCGTACCGCTATCTGTGATAACACCCTCTACACTAACATCAACCTTATGCGTTATGGGGTTTAAAAAATAACCGTCTTGTACAGCAAGCCGCATCATTTCTTAGTTGGTTTCCTAACGGATATTGCATACCTATTCTTAGCCTGCAACCCGGCGGGAGTTACATCAGGGTTGTCTACTAAGAACTCTTTCATGTTGCCGTTGTGTATTCTTTTCTCTAGCAAGTGTGGAGCATCTTGTTCTTTTATGAACGCGTACATCTGTTCCCAATCACTTGTCCAATAGCTAGAAATAACACGGCGAGACACTGTACCTGAAGGAGTCTTAAGCCCATCTGCTTCTTGCGACTCGCAAAGCTTAAGGAGTTCATCACTGACTTTATCCTGCTGCTCTTTGAGACTTTTTATTTCTTCGTCTTTATCTTTTATAGCGTTGCGTATCTTTAAATACACTGCCACTAGTTTATCTGCTGAAGTTTCCATCGCACCTCCTTAAAAGGGACGATCAGTTTAGCAGGGTGTTTTACATTGTCAAGCATCTAATTCTTGTCTGTACAAATCAATTATCTTGTTGTGGTTAGTAATGTTGTTTTGCAGCATTGTGTACAGTCTGTCTTCTACTGCACTACCCCTGACGTGTATTACATTCATCGGGTTGTGCTGCCCTGGCCTGTTTATCCTAGCGTTAGCTTGGAGGTATGTCTCTACGCTAGTAACAGGAGCGTACCAAATAACAGTGTTAGCAGCCGTCAAGGTCAACCCGTGTGATGCAGCTTGTGGCTGTATAATAAGAACGTGTGGGTCAGTCTCTTCTTGGAACCTTTTGATAATGTCAGCCCGTCTATTGACTGTTACTTTTCCTGAGATAATGTCACAACTTATATTGTTCTTCGTAAGAAATTCATTTAGTAATTCTATAGTATGTGTAAAGGGTACAAACACCAGGACTTTGTGTGATGACTCGTCTATGGCTTCTTTCACCACTTTGAGTCTGTTACTAACGTCAAACTCAATGACTTGTTTATCATCCGAATAGACCGCACCTCCTGAGATTTGCAGCAGCTTATTGAGATTAGTAGCAGCGTTGACGGAGGTTACTTGCTCACCATCAGCACTCATCATCATCTGGTCTTTAAGAGTCTTGTAATACTGTGCTTGTTGCTTAGTGAGTGGGGCATCTCGCTCTACGTAAGTTACCGCAGGCAAGTCTAAACACTGGTCACGTTCAAACCGTATAGCAGGCTGCAAGGCTTCATGCACCGTAGCATCCGCATCTGGTTTGGGTCGCCATGTGTACTGGGTTATCTTGTGCATAACCTTGTCCCTAAACTGCCCGAAGTATTTGGGTACGCCGTCAGGGTTTATAAGTTTAGCCAAGCCAAACGCATCAACAGGTGATTGTGCTGCTGGAGTACCAGTAAGCATCCATACCCAGGGAACGTTAGCCGTAATATCCCGTAGTATCTTCCATCGGTTTGTCTGTGCGTTCTTGTAGGCGTTAGCTTCATCCACCACAATCATGTCAAACCCACCGTTGATTATCTCGTCTTTGATTACTGCAACACCGTCAAAGTTTATAATCACAAACTCAGCGCCTGCATTTATTATCTTGGAGCGTTGAGCAGATGTACCGTGGGCTACCGAACAAGTGCGGTGCATCGCAAACTTAAACAAGTCTTGTTGCCATGCAGACTTCATAATAGACAGAGGTGATATGACAAGCACTCGTTTTATCTCACCGAGCTTCATCAGGTAGTCTGCTGCCCATATAACAGAAGCAGTCTTGCCTGTGCCTTGCTCGTTAAAACAAAAAGCTTTCTTATGTAAAGTTAGAAAACTAGCGGTGAAGCGTTGGTGGTCAAAAGGTGTAAGCTTACCTGACCACTTGTAGTCCCTATCTATTGGAGAAGGTACGTCCTTAACTTTAAGCCCTGCTAATACTTGAGCTTCGTGTAAGTTCCACCGCACTGCTATTTTAAAAACACCTTCCTTTTCACTAAGTATCTTGTATTTGTCTACGCTCTCCGTAACTAAGTGGGGGCGTTTGGTCTTTAACACAATCGCCTTGTTGTCTATTACCTGCATTGATTACTTCCCAGCTACAGGTAAAGAGCCTAACTTATCGTGTTCTTCTTTTAAATCTATCTGCAACCTAGCCACCTTGACCTCAGAGTAAAACGACTCATTTACTTGCCCTGCAAGTTTTGTAACTTCTCTAGCTTTAGCTATGTCCATTGTCCCATTTGCTACTGAGCTAATAGAATTGCAAAGAAATTTTCTTAGATCACCTGTTGTATTAATCGCTGCCATTTGTCTTTATCCTCATTAGGGTTAGTTAGTGTAGTAAGTTTTTTAATATGCCTGTAAATTGATTTAATTACTTGTAATTTTTCTTTTTCAACGTAGTAATATTTAATGCCGAACACCCATATACTATTGTCTCTACTTGAATATAGATAACTCCTATAAATATATTTCCCATCCGAATTTGTGCGCCTGTATAAATACCTTTTGTAAACGTCTTTGTGCATCAAAGTATCTATTTTTTCTTTCCACTTTTCAGCGTCGTGATCGCTTAAAATAGTAGCTTTATAAAAACGTAAAAACCTATCCCTTACTACGTCATTAAACGCTTTTCGGGAGTGGTATTTATCAGCAATTATTTCCCATGCACCTTTCATTACTACAGGTAAGTTGGGGTCACTGTAACTGCAATTAAATTTTTTCACGAAATGATAATTAAGTAGTCTTATACCGGGAACGCTGCCAAAGTCGTCCTTATAAGTATACCTCGGTACGAACGGCGTATCCGGTTGACCTAAACGCCGCCTATCTTTGTTTGCCTCTTCAACGATCTCTTCGTAGGTGTACTGTACATCTTCATCGTTAGCACACTTTAAATGTTCAAACATACTATTTTTTCCGTCCCTTTATAGTCCCACCACGTTTAGCCTTCTTCATTGCACCACTGCGTGTACGCGGGTAGGAGGAGTTAGTACTCTCCTTTTTGACAGATAGGTTACTAGGGCTATTACCTCCTCCTCTAGAGATAGGAGTCTTGTGGTTGACGTGCTTGCCATCACCTGTAGACACCACACCCTTTGCTTTCATTGTATTACGCGCAGCGTTACGTGTAGCTCGGTTTTTCTTTTGCTCTGCTGTGCCTTGGTAGTTAGCGTATTCTTTCTTGTAATTTCTAGGTTTCTTTTTCATAGTCATTTCCTATTGTGTTCACAACTAGTGACCGGACAAAACTTACACAACCCACTCTCTACTGCATTCCAAACGTCTTCTTCTAAGGCAACTTCTAACCGCTCAAGTTCCTCATCAAACACAGTAAAGTAAGATTTGCGTAGATCGGCTGTGTGTTTCTTGCGTATAAAATCATTACTCACTACGTATAGCAGAGCAGACTTAATGATTTGCACTTCAGGAAAATGTGTAAACGTAGCACCTGCT